CTTTATCCAACTCTTTATGATGCAGGGGTTGCATATCCTTTTGCAATTACTGAAACTGGCGGTGTTGGTACAGTTACAACAACTGCACCTCACAATTTTGAGGCAGGACAAGAAATTGCGTTTAGAATTCCAGCAACTTATGGAGCTCAAAACCTAGATTCACTTCCTAACATTCTAATACCAGGTGCGCCGAATTATTTTTATGTTGCAAGTGTGCCAACAGCGACATCATTTACCTTTAACTCGCCAACTCTGAGTTCTGCGTTTAGCGTAAACCAAACGTTTACGTCTGTTCCAGGGCTTAGTTTTGCTCAAGTTTTAGCAGTAGGAAACGTGAACACTGGTGGAACTCCATATTCAGGAGGGAATTTGTATCCATCTCCTTTAGTATTTGGAAATTCCTTAACATCTGCTTCGACAATCAACGGTCCAGCAATTCGTGGAGCGTATATCAATAACACCTCGCAAGGGTTTATTATTGGTACAGGAGCGGGAAGAGTGTTGACCACCAGCGTCCTTGTAGGGGCAGTGTCAAACGTGATCTACTGGCAAGCATTTCGCGATGATATTGCGATAAGTTAGTTGCAATTAATTTTTTATTGATGCATTTTGGGGTTGGAGCGATCCAGCCCCAAAATAGGTTTACGATGAGCGTGATAAGCTACCCTATACCACTTTACCAAAATCTGCCAATTAGGTCCGAGGACTACCAGCCAAGACGGTTTTTCATTTCTGCTGTTACTTTGGGATTAACAACGACTATAACAACTACCCTTGACATGAATTATGTCATAGGGCAAGAGATAAGACTGATAATACCCCCTCCGTTTGGTTGTAGGCAGCTTAATGGACAAACTGGCTTTGTGATAGAAATGCCTAGTCTAAATTCAGTTATCGTGTCGATTGATTCTTCGACTAATGTGGACCCGTTTATTCTATCTTCTTACACCACAAAGGCTCAAATATTAGCCATTGGCGATGTTAACACTGGATACGTTAGTAGCACTGGCTCAAATGTGCCCTTAGTTGCTATTCCAGGATCATTTATAAATATTTCACCGCAATAGGATCACATGAAAGAAAAGCCAAATTTAAATTCAGAGTCAGCAAGAGAGCTAGATCGAGTAGAAAAGCAATTTGACGCCTTCAAAGAAGACGTTGATAAAATGACTCTTGACCGCATGAATGTGACCCCTAGGCGCGATGAAGAGCCACAAACGCAACTTTCGCAGCAGGAAATATTTAAAAGCAAAGATATTTACCTAAAACCTATTAAAACTGTAGGTTGTCAGGATAAATTTAACGAAAAATGGCGAGAAGATTACAACTTTCAAAAGCAGTATGTCCAATTTCAGGCAGAAAACAAAGAGATTATTGGTGAAGAGATTGATCTTTGGACAAGACCTTTTCCGGGAATGCCAGCAGAAGAATGGAAAGTTCCTGTTAACAAGCCCGTTTGGGGTCCTAGATATCTTGCCGAGCAGATCAAGCGTTGTTATTACCATCGCCTCATTATGCAGCCGAACTTGGGGACTGGCTCTGACCATGCTGGTCAATATTATGGTTCAATGGCCGTTGATTCTACGGTTGCTAGACTTGATGCTATTCCCGTAAGCAGTAAGCGGTCTGTTTTTATGGGTGCGACTAACTTTTAGGTGATCGATGTACCTCTTAGATGATATAATAACCTATGTAAGAAGGCTTATAAAAAGTCCGTCTAACAATCAGATATCAGATGGACTGATCATCGATTACATCAATCGCTTTTGGATAAATGACGTAGATGCAAGGATACAGCTCTTTGATTTGAAGAAAACTTACTCTTTCCAGACGACACCCGGAGTAGATAAGTACAACATGCCTCTTTATGAGGTGCAAATTGAAGACCCAGATGGAGATCCTCAAAGCATTAACTGCTATCCGGTGTACCAAGGATTTTTAGAGCCATGCTATATAAACGGAATTCGGGTTCCTTTTACAACGCAGAAAAATTCCTTTTTCAGCTCTTTTCCGAATGTCGTTCAGAATCTTCAAGCTGTGGCTGTAGGGGATGGAGGGGACAATTATACAATCCAAGTTCCAATCATCTCGTCATCAACTCCCTCTAATCCTCCGTTTAACTCCCTTTTAAGAGGTCATGTTGACATTACAGGTATAATCGCAACCGGAAGCGTGCAAGACCCTCCAATAGGCACGGATTTAAATACAGCGATAGCCGTAACAAGCGTTCGACCCTCTGTTTATATTACGTCTATAGGGCCAGATGGGGCAAACACCGTTGTGACAGATTCAGGTCAATTCTTTAATTTTAATCAGAATATTGGCCTTTTGATGACTCCGAAGCCGCCCCCGGGAAATACTTCCACCTCTAACATGAGAGCTAATGGAGGGTATTTAAATGACTTTACCATCACTGCAATCACTTTAGGCGCCACTACTGTAGTAGACGCAATAACCACCTTAGACGCAGGTCAAGAAGTGTTGATTCAAGGTGTTGTAGGAACAACAGAGCTTAACGGCAATAGCTACATAGTTTTGTCAGTTACAGCAACGCAAGTTACTTTAGATGTAGATTCAACTCTTTTTACTGCATATACTTCAGATGGAACCGTCTCAAGCTTCCAAAACTTTGTAAATTACCTTACAGGTGAAATCAATGTTACTTTTCCGGTGGGTATTCCGTCAGGCAATAATATCAATGTACAAGTGGGTTATTTTCAATCAGGGCTACCAAGATCTATACTTTTTTACGATAATGTTTTGACGCTTAGGAGTGTGCCAGCACAGCAATACCTTGTTGAATTGGAAGCTTATTTGAGTCCGGCCGCTTATCTTAACACAGCAGACGCTATTACTTTTGGATATATGTCAGAATATATTGCCAGGGGTGCAGCAAGAAAGATTCTTAGCGATACTGGAGATATAGAGCAGTTTCAGTTTTACGAGCCATTTTTCAGAGAGCAAGAGCAATTAGTTTGGAAGCGTAGCCAAAGGCAGTGGACGGCTACGAGAACAGAGACTTTGTATAGCCGAGGACTTGGTCAGGGGCATTCATCATTTAACGGTTTAGGAGGAAATTTATAACAATGCCTACAAATTACACGTATTATAAGGATATTCCAGCGTCAAATCATAATCCGTCAAAAGACCAACCCGATATGAAGACCAACACAAATTCTATAGCAAATTTGATTGGTGAAGATCATTATACTTTTGGATTTAGCAACGGAGGCTTTCACAAGCAGATTAGGCTTCCAAAACTTGATACAATTGCAGATGTGTCGCCACGAATTTCTAATTCAGGAACTTTATGGACCCAAGTAAATACTTCTGTAGGAGCGTCAAACGAAACAAATTTACATTACATACCAGGCACAGGTGCAAATGACTATCAGCTGACTAGGTGTATAGCGTCTGCAGCAGCTTTGTTTGGAACAACAACACAAAATTACAATGGGGTCGGAAATTCATATTTTGGAGGCTGGACATTCCTTCCGGGGGGACTTTTGATGCAATATGGCTTTTTTAACAATACAGGCAATCCCAATCCGATAACTTTTCCTGTGGTTTTTAGTGGTATCCCTTTTTCAATTCAAACAACACTTATAGCCGGATCATCTGGAAATAATAATGAGACGCTAAACGTAAAAGATGGAAGTGTTTCGACAACAGGATTTTCGATCATATTTGGCACTGGATCTTCATCAGATAGAAAAGGTCTTTACTGGACTGCAATAGGAAAATGACACCATCTAAACTGATTATAGGCCCTATAGATCAGGGGCAAGTCACAAATCGTGAAGCTTTCAACATCGATAACGATGCATTTCCGACTTTGTTCAATGCTTATCAATGGCGTGGAAGAATAAAAAGAAAGCGCGGCACAGAATTCCTCGCTCGTTTAAGAAGATACTTTGATTCAAATTTGACGGCATACAGCAGCACTTCTACTTTTGCATTAGGTTCCATTACGCCCGGAGCTGGCAATCTATTTACAGGATTTGCACTAGCATCATCTGGAAATATAGTTCCTGGATCCGTAAGCCTTTTGGTGGCTGGAAACACTTATACCGATCCAGGATTAGCAGGGGTGCTTGTAGGGGCTCCAGGAGGATCTGGAACTATTAATTATGCAACGGGGGATATTACGATTTCAGGGGGCGGCGTTAGCGTTGTATCAGGAACATTTATATATTACCCTGGACTTCCTGTACTAGGTCTTGAAGATTACAATAACGTAGAAACAGCATTTCCTGGAAAAATTGCGTTTGACCAAACTTTTTCTTACGTTATAACAACTAA